GTCTTTGACATTCTACTATTAGGGGAGATTAATAAAAAGGAAAACCTTACACACTAATTAGAATGGATATAGACGCAATCAAGTCATATGCCTTATCTAACTCCGATATAGAGCGGATTTTAGGTAAGACGAAGATACTGACATATCCCGAATTGGGTGATTTGCGAAATTGGGAGGATGCTTTTGACGAGCAAGGGAGATGTGTATTACTGTTCCTTACTGAGAACGAGCAAACCGGACACTGGGTCGGATTAATACGCAACGACAAGACGATAGAATATTTTGACCCGTATGGAGAAGCCCCCGAGGGTGATAAAAAGTGGCTAAGTAAGGAGAAACTCCGACAATTAGATGAAGACAAGCCGTATTTAACGAACTTACTGCGTGCTTCCGGTTTGAAGGTTTATTACAACCAGCATCAGTTCCAGCAAGATAGGGGGGATGTGAATACTTGCGGTCGCTGGGTTGTTTCCAGACTGCTGCTACGAAAGAAATCGCTGAAGCAGTTTTACAACTATGTTATGAAGGGCGGCGACAAGCCAGATGATTTTGTGTCCGCTTTAACTTTTAAAATATTAGGTAAGTAATAGATATAGAGATGGCGTATCGGTATTCAAGTTCCATTGACTACCAGCAAGCACAAGAGGATAGCGTAGCACCCGATATCATCTACTACAACGGTGATATCATCAACAACCAGTCGGATACGCCTCTCCAAGCGAACAAGACGCAGTATGACCCCCAGATTCGGTTTAGCGAGACCCGTGATACCGCTCTTATCAAAGATGCGTCGCTCTATAACTTCAGTATCGTCCGATTCACGATGAACGGTGCTGGTAAGGATTTACCGCTGTTTATGCCGCAAGTCCAGACGAATACTCTTGTGAATCCACTCCTTAATGTTAATATGACTGTCTATAATCACAACATCTCAATGCGACTTACGACACTGGCTACTGCCTCTACCTCTCCCAGCACCGTCCCTCCCTATGCTCCTAAGATGACTTCCTTTCAAACTGGAGGCGGGGCTTTTGCTGGTTGTATTGCCCCCGCCAATGGAACGCAATATACGATTACAGTTTTGGGGGCTACGAATTGGACTTCAATCGGCTGGACTGCTCCCGTTGCTATTGGCTCCGTGGGTGTTTATAACGGGGGTGCTATAACTGGTGCGACGGTTGGCTTTGCTCTACCAATAACCACAGCCAACTCGGCAATCACGACAATCACCCTCAACTCTTCGGATTATATGCCGTATCCCTCATCGGTGGGACTTATCACACCGGGCTTAACATATGTTATCACGAAACTTGGGAGCAGTAATATGAACTGGTCGGCGTTGGGCTTGGTAGGTGCTACACCCTCTCAAGGTTCGTTTGTGAATGCGACTGGAGTGGTAGCCAGTGGCGTTGGCTATAATTTACTACTTGCTTCAAATTTACCCGGAGCAATCCCAGCATCGCAAATGGTTAGTGGGGTTCAATACTATATATGTAGTCCCGGCACAACGCCTTGGGCTTCTTACGGGTGGGCTAACAACTTGGGTGGGACGCTTGGAGCATACAACTCTACTTTTACTGCCCCTACAATTCCAATTCAATCAATGGTTCTTGGAAACACCTATGAAATCGTTTCTCTTGGAGATACCTCAGCACTTAACTGGAGTATTTTGGGTTGGACTGGATTTTATCCGGGCTTCCCCCCAGTTGGAGCAAGAGCCACTTATACCAGCCCGACCCCAGTTGGAACTGGAACAGTGCGTCAAGTTTTCGCTGTCCCTCCCAACATCGGAAACGGCATAGCCATTAGCGTTGATGCGTATAACGCCGCCGTCATCGGCATACAAAACTTCAACAATTACGCGGTCCCTTGTATCTATCAAAGCGAAACCTTGGATACCGACATAGCCCCCATTCCGAGTCCGCAGTCAATTTCATCCGGTAAGCAAGATGTTAGCACTCGTTATTACTGGGTGTATAGTTATGGCTCGTGGCTTCGCTTAGTGAATGCGTCGTTCGCACAGTCAATGACATTCATACAAAATATGGTTAATGAACTTTGGACGCTTCCCACAAGTGCTACAATCTACGGACAGCAAGGATTAGGGTTTTCCGCAGTTCCCAGCAGTCCTTTTTACTCCCTTCCTATGACTATCGGCACAGCCGCCCCATTCATCGGCTACAATCCATCCAACAATCTTTTCAGTTTGTATGCGGATTCCTATGGCTTTGGTTGGACGGAAGGCTCGGTTTTCGCCGCACCTAACCGTCCAGCATATCAAGCAACGCAGACATCCATATCCACATCTAACAGTAATACACCATCAGTTCTTGTGGGGGTAGAGCAGTGCCGTCTTTACTTTAACCAGAATCTGAATGGTCTCTTTAACAACTTCAAAAACACCTACGGGGAGGCGACTTGGGGGAACAACGCCAACTACCAGAACTTTAACGAAATCTTCATCGGCAACTATCTCAATCAAAATGTTTCTTCCGTCTATATTCCAGTCCAGCCGTCTGGTATCCCTCCGAACCAGCGTGTCCCGACACCCGTTATACAGAAGTCATATTGGCTGATGATTCAAGACAGTGAAAGCACCTCTACGCTTTGGTGTCCAGTTTCCTCCATTGTTTTCACCTCCGGCTTCTTACCGATTGTCAATGAAAGCACGGGCCAGCCTATTATTTTCGGCACGGGCAATGTCAATAATCAAACCACCGTCCAGTCGGCTTTCCAGCCTATTATTACAGATGTGGCCCTTGCGAACCAGACTGCCTCCGACTATCGCGGGTTTATTAACTACACCCCGACGGCTGAATACCGCATCACCTCCTTCCAGCGGGGTCGTAATGAGGTTCGGCAGATTGACATTCAAGTGTGGTGGAAGAATCGTCTGGACGGTCAGTTGTATCCGCTCCAGATGTATAATCTTTCATCCGTCGGTATCAAAATTATGTTCCGCAAAAGGGGTGCGACGATTCACGGACTCGGTAAGATGGCTTGAGCACCCGGCGGGGTTTCCCGTGAATTTTTTTAGGCCCATAAGTTATAGAAATGGCGACTTCTGATATTGCTAAGATGTCGGTCTTTGACCCTCGCATCATCCAGCAAGCCCCCGCCTTTGCGGTGAATAAGGGTGCCTTGTCGCTTACGAATGTTCCCTTTACGGCGATTTCGCAGACGACGAGCCAGCACACTTACAACTGCCCGATTCCGTCGCAGAATGTTTTCGTTGATAGGGCGATTGACTGGACGACGCAGTTGTATCTTAATGTAGATGTTGTATCAACGCCGGTATCCGTTCCGGTCGGTAGTTCCTATCTTGACCTTGGTAAGGACTGTGCCTTGACGAACTTCCCCCTTCATTCTCTTATTCAGACGATGACGGCAACCATCAACGACACGACAGTAACGATGAACACCCAAGATGTTCTTAAGGAGGTTCTTCGTCTTACTTCCACTTGTGGAAACAAACTATCCCGCACTTGCCCGACGATGGACGATAACTCGGTGAATTATTCCGACCTTGCTCTTACCGCAGCCTCGCCCCTCGCCAGTTATGGTGAGCGGAAGTCGGACTGCGAAGTGCCGAATGGTGCTTTCCCCGGCATTCTGTTCTGCGCACCCGTCGCCCCCTTTACGATATTTCAGCCCGGTGCGAATGTTGCTAATGCTTACACTGACCCCGTCAATGGGCAGCAGATTTCAATTGTGAATGGTGTTCCCGTCAAGCCGGCTGCGGGTGGTGATAGTGCTCGTATCGGCCTTGTCGTGTCGTCCATTGAGAAACTCGTCCTTTCGCCCTTTATCTTTGCTAACCAGCACGAGTGGGACACGGGTCTTTTCGGCATCAACGCCATCCAGTTCGTGATGAACTTGGGTTCGCCCGCCCGTATTCTGCGTGGCCTTCAGACGCTGAATGGTGCGGCTCGCACCTTCACAACATCCTACGGCACTCAAGGCTTCCAGAACTCGCAACTCCTCGTCCAGATTCTCACGCCGTCGCTTGATGTGCCTCTTCCGCCCAAGTCGGTTGTCCCGTATATGGAGTTCCCTCGTTATATCTCGTCGCTCACGCCGTCGCCGAACCCGTGGCCCAAGAATACGAGCCAGACTTTCTCCAGTCAGACGATTGTTCTTCCCCAGATTCCCGATATGCTCCTTATTTATGCTCGGCCGGCTATATACGCCACCCCCGATGTGGCGGACTATCACTTCGTTCCCCAGAATATAAGTCTGAACTTTGATAACTTCGCGGGTCTGCTATCGGCACACCGCCAGCCGCAGTTATACCAGATGGCGGTCCATAACGGTCTTGAGATGGACTACTCCCAGTGGGTGGGTAATGGCTATGTCGGCAGTGGTGGTGTCGTTGGAGGTAGCAGTCTTCCAACGGTCGGTGGCTTCCTTGTGCTGCGACCGGGTGTTGATTTCGCACTCCAGTCGGGCCAAGCCCCGGGTCTCGCGGGCAACTTCGTTCTCCAGTATAACCTTACCCTTCTCAACCAAGGTGCCGACTACGCCGGTGCCGTCCAACTCTACACGGTCGCCGTTAATGCCGGTTTCTTTGAGTCTATGGCGGGTTCGTCGCGTGTCGTCAAATCGGTTGTTTCGGAGGCTGACATCATCTCGGCGGAACCCGCCCCGATTGGCTCGCACGATGAGGCTCGTCGCCTTGTTGGTGCTGGCTGGATGGACACGCTCGGCTCGTTTTTCCATCGGGCACTTTCGGCGTATCGCACGACGAAGCCCTATGTGTCAATGGCGAAGAGTCTGCTCCCCGAGTCGGGAATGCTGGGAACCCTTAAGAAGGGCCTTCACGCCGTAGGCTATGGTAAGAGCGGTGGTGGTGGTGGAACATCGGGTGGTGGCGGTGATACGGGCGGCGGTCGCAAGAAACTCTCGGAGCGACTTATGTAAATAACATTTATCACTAATTGGTTAATCGGTTAAATTAAATTTACCCCGATTAAGTATAGTATGCTCCAAGCACTGCCCCCGCTGATGGAAGCCCACAATCACGCGATGAAACTGTCTGACCGCCGAGCCTTAGAGATTAATTCCCAGCACCCCCAGCGTGCTGGACGGGGTAAAATGGGACGCACCCGTCGCACCCTCGGTGAAACCAAGTTTGAGAGCGACGAAGAGCACGATGACAATCTGGAAGGCAAGGGACACTCGGCTCCCGGCACACGCCTAAGCCGTCTTGTGGGAAGCGGACGGGCGAAGACGAATAAGAAGAAACTGGCGGAGAAAATCGGTGAGAAGTCGGAGGAACTTCACAAACTGGAACACGAGGCGATTGAGAATGACCACTTTAAGCAAGGCGGTGCGTTGGCCTCGCATCTGGTTCAGAAATACGGTAAGGAACACGCCGATATGTTCGGCTCGGGTTTTATGGATGGTTTGAAGAAGGTGCTTGGTTTTGTAGCACCGATTGCGAAAATAGCACTTCCAATGATTGCTCCGGGTCTCGGCTCGGTTGCGTCGGCGGGTATTTCGGCTCTCGGTTATGGTAAGCGTGCGAAGGGCTATAAACTTATGGGGACGGAGAAGAGTGGCGGGAACATTGACATTATGACGGGTAATAATGATGTAGGGCGGGTTGCGAATCCGCCGGCTTCCTTTGAGCGTAATACGGTGGGTATGGGTCAGCCCGCAAATATGATGGTGTCGCCGAATCGTCATCATCTTGGTGGTATGGGTGGTTTGGTGGGAGGTAAGAAGAAACGGGCAAAGGCATCGCCATCGGATGCCCGTCGTAAGCGGGGCCAAGAGGTATCCCGACTTATGAAGCAAGAGGGGATGACTTTGGGTCAAGCGTCAAAGCACATTAAGGAGCACGGGTATTAGACGGAATAAATATATACCCTAATATTATAGGATGTTGAATATTAGGTTTCCCTATGAGTTTGACGATGCTTACGCGAAGAAGTATGGCGGTCGCCGGGCGATGTATCCATCATTTCTGCCTCCGACGATTCAGATAACATATCCAATGTCGGATAACGAGTTCCGAGCAACACAGCAGAGGTATCACGCGGAATTAATGGCGGCCGAGCGACAGAAGGTGGTTAATACAATCATATCCAAGGATAACTTCCAGCACCGCTACCCTTGCTTTCCTACGGTCATTCCTAATCGTCTTCCTAATAAGCACATTATCAGCGGTATTCGTCCATCCCTTGATGCTGTATCGCAGCCGTCATTTGGTAATGTTGGAAACCTTGCGACCTTTGGTGGCTTGACGGGCGGTGTGCTGAAGAATCGTGAGTATGCTAAGTTCATTCTTAGCCGTCGTGCGAATGATGTGCGACGCAATGCGGACCCCGCATTCGCTCCACCGGCGGAAGTTATAACGGCACAAGAGCAACTGAAACTGGATTTCAGTTCGCTACTCGGTGAGGTTGGCGATGCGATTTCGGCGGGTGCCTATGGTGATACGGTGTATGGTGCGACCCGCAAACTGGTTGGTGCGTTCATTCGGACGATGCCGCTGATAGAAGACCCAGACGATGTTGCGGAAATCAAACGGACAGTGGATAACATTCTTAAAAGTGCCGAGGTGGCGGATGACCCCGAAGAAAATCGTAATACGCAAGGTGCGATTCGTGAGGCCCTTGATAAGCAGAAGACGGCCCGTCGTGCGAGGATTACGAGTGTGCTTGAAAAACTTGAGCGTTTCTTGGACGAATATATGAATGTATTCAGACAGCGAACTCTTACGGAGCGGGAACGCATTATGGCCTCCAAGTCCATAGCGAAGGCCGTTGGTTTGTTTTCGTTTGCGGACTTTACGAGTTCGCTTGGGATTCGGCGTGTGGAGCCAGAGCCGCCGGCTGAGGAGGCGATGCCTCCGCTTGCCCCCGCGGGTGATGGCGGTGATGATGACGGTGATGGCGGCGGTGATGGCGGCTACGATTTTGCCGCCGCGGCTCGTGAAGGCCCACTGGGAGAAAGGCCAGCGTTATCTCTCCCATCAACGCAGCCCGAGGAAGGTGAGGCCCCTCCCGCCCCCTCGGCTCGCTCCGCTCCCGCTCCCACTGCTGCGGCTGCGGCTGCGTCTGCTCCACCAGAAGACTACTGGATTGTTGAGAAGAAAGGTAAGACATTCCGTATTCCCACCAAGGAATCAGTCTTAATGCGTATGTCAAAGCCAGAGTTGCTTGAACTGGCGAGAAATGTTAAGCGAGGGAATAAAATGATATACGAATCATCTACCCCAATGACACTGAGAAACTATATTCGTCAGAGGGTTGTCGGTGATTTTTCATCCCTTGGTGTTAGTATCTTTGATGATGTAGATTAGAAAACCGATTAACCGAAAACCGATTCCGAAAAAGAGTTTCCAGTGGTCCGGCCATTAAAAATTTCACAGTCCATCCCCATCTTAGAGATGAACTTTGAAAAGATTCGGTTTCGGTTATTCGGTTTTTCATTCGTGGATAATCATCTCTGGAACATTATACACATTCTGCTGCTCTGCGACGCTGTGGCCCATCGCATCGGCATCCTTCTTCATTTCTGATTTCAATGCCCCATACTTGCCCGTAATCCAGATGTGGCGAAGCATTGACGACCCAATCTTCTTTCCAAAGATTTTGTTGAGGATACGCGTTATCGCATTGACGCTTGTAAGGGGAGTGCCGTCGTGGCCGACGAGGAACTTGGCTTCCTTGGTCTTCGCATTGAGCAAAGGATGGTGCTTGAAATACATCAGCAACGCATCGCCCAGCGGAGCCTCCGAGGTGTTAGGGATTTCAATCTTTTGCTCCCCATACTTCTTCGCTGTCTTATACTTGTTGAAGATGAACTCCTTCGGCGACTTGGTGTTATCCAGATAGTTCTTATCCTTCGGCAAAGAGTCATCCCATTTCTTAACAATATACATATCCATATAGTCTTGGTTGCGACGAGGCTGGATATTAGTATAGAGCGATAGAACCACATACTTTAAAAGTGTGTCGTATTCAGCGGGAGTGATATGCTTACGACTAACGAATTTCTGACATTCATCTTTGAGTTCGTTTTTCTTCTTATCTACATCGGCCCAGTCCAGCCAGTTATCTTTCTGTTTATCTGTCTTGCCTTCGGGCTTCGTTTCGTGAGCCTCTTTACTACCCTTCATCATTATGTCATAGTAATGCTGATACAACTTCTTGTAAGCGGTCTTATCTTTATTGGGTGTTAAGACGGATACGATGGCCGCCACATATCCCCGCTGTGTGGAGGGTGCGAACTCCGCGAGCCGCTTCTCAATGTCCTCCGTCTTCTTCAGCCAAGCCAGATTGTTAAAGGGCTTCTTATCGTTAAGCGAATACAGTGATTGGAGATACTGGTTCGCAGTGGATTCAGCAACCTCTCGCCCGTGAATCAGTTGATGTGCGAGTTGAATCATAAACTCCGTTGTTCGCATTCCGGACATTCTAATATACTATGGTGTTAGATTTTTAAGCCCGGGAATTAACTCGCTCAAGTTTGGGCTTTACTCTTGGAGATGGCGATGGACTTGAGATATTCTATATCTGTATTCGCCCAATGCCCTTCATCAAATACTCTTTCTGTTTTATAGTATTTCTTAATGAACCTTATTGCGTGTCCCATTTCTTTACTGGCTGCTTTCCAAGAAGGGAACTCCATTATGAAGCCCGTGGGACTATATACTCTTATGCGGGTCATTATATTACTTACGGGGGACTTCTTTACGCCGTGGTAATAATGTTAATCGTCATTTTTACTAATTGTAATCGCCATTTTGGTAATAATAGTCTTAATTGGCTTACTTAAGGGTAAAAATACCGGTATTTTTACAGTTAAACACCATATAAACATAGATTATTACCATTAAGTTGATTACTTAATTGTAATAATGTGAATTAACTTAATTACCATCGGTAAAAGCCGCCTTTTTAAACAAAATTGACCGGAAGCGTTGAATACAGCCACCAAGTAATTGGCGTAACATCAGCGGCGTTGGAGGAACTGACCACAAAGTAAGAACCCGTCGGCTGAATAGTTTTGGTGATAGTCAGAGTTCCGAGCAGCGGGCCTTGCGGAACAACCACGAGCGGAGACTGAGCCGACCACGAAGTCGCACCGGCACCGGGGACAATCTGAGGGGAAGCACCCGCAACAAGTGCGGATGTTCCATACGCAACCATCTGGCCGGGGCATCTGACACCGATTTTTCCGGCAGCATCAACGAGCGAAGCGGCGGACATTTCTATATTCTATGCGTTGAATTTTAAAAGAGAAGGGAAACCAATAACCGAAAACCAAATCCACCAAGAGTTTCCATAAGACGGGGAGTCAGCCCAAAAAGCAATCAAGCCGGGCATACAAAGGGGTCTGTCCTCGGATTGGTTTTCGGTTATTGGTTTTTAATCCTTGCGTAATTATCCCGGAGTTAATTTATTTACCTTCAATATAGGAAAATGCCCCGGACATTCGCAGAAGACTACGCAAACGGCATTACTCAGCAAAACCGCAATCAGCAACGCATCACCCGGCTGATGGGCTGCCCTATGAAGGCAACAGAAAATCATTTACACCCAATGGACTTTGTGGATGAAGCAGACGATAGGCATTTCGGGGAACACAAGTGGCGGGGCAATATTTCATACGATACCCTTCTTAACAAGTGTGGCGGGACGGTATGGATTGGACTGAATAAGATTAACTATCTTCGGGATAATCAAGCACGGGCAACATTCTTTTGGGAGTTGAGCGATGGCTTATACAAGGCCGACTATGATGAAGAGTTCCACGAGTTCCCGACACAGTTCCACGCAAGGAATAGACCGGATAAAGCCAACGATGCTTCTTGGGTTGTAGATGTGCCGCTGACGAAACTCGTAAGAGCCTAATGACCGCGACGCGGGATAGCGGCATCAAAATTAACCCCTCTGGCTTCGTTTTGTGCTTGGGTCTCATAACTCCGCGGTCTTGGGCGGCGTGGAAAAACACCATCAGCCCGTTCCATTTTGGTCTGACCTATTTTGAAAGGCATTCTACTCGCATTTTGCCTCTGCCAGTGGTTCGGGTCATCTGGATAGGGGCTATTAAGGCCCAAGCGGTCTCTGGTGTAGGATACGCTAAGTTCGTGGTGTGGTAGGGCAGCCTCCGGCACAGTCTTTGACAGAAACGCGATACTGTCATAATGCTCCCCGCCCTTGCCGTCTGGCTTCGCGGCCTCCGTTGGTTTTTTTTCATAATGGGCCAGTCCATAATATATCTTATCG